AGCCTGCGGCGGCCGCCGCACCGTCGACACCACGCAAGGCCGCGGTCAAGGTAGCGAAGCCTGAGCCTGAGATCGAGGAAGAAGTCGCAGCGCCCGCCGCTGCCGAAGCACCCAAGCGTGGGTTTGGCGCAGCCAAGGCAGCCCCTGCCGAAGCACCCAAGGCAGCAGCAAAGCCCAAGTCTGAGCCCAAGGCAGCCACCGTGGTGGACGACGAAGTGTCCAGCTTGGCGGACGAGATCGCAGCTCTGGTGGGAGACGACGATGACTAATACACCTCTCGATTTTGAGAAGGTGGAGTTAGTCCGCGAGCGCATGGGCCTTACAATCAAGGACATGTGCCAGCTGCTCGAAGTGTCCCGCGCCACCTACTATAAGTGGGTGGACGGCGGGCCGCTACGGGAGCGCAACGATAAGCGCGTTCGGGACCTGCTGCGGCAGCTCCTGCCCCTTCTGAAAGACGGCGCTTGGCCCCCCGATGGGGCCAAGTTCCAGCACAGCAACGCCAGACTGCGCTCCCTGCTTGAGATTTTAGGGGCCGTCGAGTAGAGTAACAAAACGGGGAGGGATAAACCCTCCCCTATTACATCAGAGTAAGGCGTGACACATGGATACGTTGGACTTTCTCCAGCGTGTTCTGCCAACAGGGGGGAAGTACTGCTCATGGGGTCGCGCACAGCGGTTCTATGATTCGATCACCGACTTGACCGAAGCAGTACTAGACAGAGACCAGCGTGGGCAGGACACTTACTTTGCTATTTCTAGTTTCAAGGACGCCAGCAGTCGTAAGCAGGTGAACGTACACGCGATCCGCGTGCTCACCATTGACGTAGACTGCGGTCCAGACAAGCCGTTCCCCACGTGGAAAGAGGGGCTACAAGCCCTCGGCAAGTTCATAGAAGAAACAGGTTTGCCCAAGCCGCTGGTCGTGCGCTCGGGTTATGGGCTTCACACCTACTGGGTGCTTGATCGTGACCTCGACCGTGATGAGTGGACACCACTTGCGCGTGCTCTCAAGGACGCGGCCAAGGCTCGGGGCTTCGACATCGACGTGACCAAGACGGCAGACGCCGCGCTGGTGCTGCGCCCCGTTGGCACTCACAACTACAAGGACCCGACTGCGCCTAAGCGCGTGCGTGTTATCCTCGACGGTGGTGACACCACGGTGGATGCACTGCGCAAGGCGCTGGCGTACTACTATAACGCTACGTCCGGCCCTGTGAAACCTAAGAACAGCGGCCTGTTGGACAGCCTAGCAGTCAAGACAGACATGCCGCCGGCTATTGGTAGCCTAGTGGTATCCAACTGCGCGCAGATGAAGTGGGCCACGGAGAACCAAGACAAGGTTTCCGAGCCCATGTGGTATGCCGTGCTGGGTGTGGCTGCGTTCTGCGAGGACCCTGAGGGCACAGCTAAGCTGTGGAGCGAGCACCACCCGAGTTACTCTGAGTCAGACACGTTACGCAAGACGCAGCAGTGGCAGGCACAGGCTACAGGACCCACTACTTGTGCCAAGCTGGAGTCCGAGCGCCCTGCTGGGTGTAAGGGTTGTGTCCATGCTGGCAGGATAGGCAGCCCAGCGCGACTGGGTGTGCGGCATAAAGAGGTGGACACCAGCGCGACCGCGCCTGCCGAAGTCATCACTGACATCACGGTACCTAAACCGTTCAAGCGGACATCCAAGGGGATGATGGCGGTCATAGACGGGGCAGAAATATCTATATGCGACTTTGACCTATACCCTTTGAGCTACGGGTATGACGAGGCGCTGGGCTACGAGGTGGCGCAGTTCATGTGGGAGCGCCCGCATGTTGGCTGGCTCGTCCTTACGCTGCGGCTTGCCTACTTAGCCGATGGTTCTTACCGCGAGTTCGTTGGCGCTGTTGCTGACCAAGGCATAATGCTCGAGACCAAGCGGCAAACGGAGTACTTTCAGATCATGCTACGCGCTTACATCAATGAACTACGCAAGGTACGAACAGTCACTAACCTGTACTCGACCATGGGCTGGAAGGAAGACAATGAAGTGTTCGTCCTTGGCGACGACCTGTTCCGCCGCAGCACCAGTGGCGTCGTGACCGCAGAGACGATCCGCCTGTCTGCCCGCAGCACGCGCGCGGGTAGCGACATGTATACCACGAAGGGCAGCTTCGAGACGTGGAAGGCCGGAACAGGTCTACTGCGCAAGGGCAAACTTAACGCTCACCAGTTCTCCATAGGCATCGGGTTCGCCTCGATCCTCATGCAGTTCACAGGGCTCAAGGGTACGACCGTCTCGTTCTATGGCCCATCCGGTAGCGGTAAGTCACTGGCGCAGCTGATGCAGCAGTCAGTATGGGGCGACCCAGAGAAGCTGCACTTCCAATCCAAGTTCACTGCGAACTCTCTGTTCAATAGGTTTGGTACATATGCCCACCTACCCATGACGGTGGACGAAGCCACGCAGATGTCGGACAAGGACGTTGGTGACTACCTGTATTGGGTGAGCCAAGGGCGCGACAAGGCACGACTGTCACGCACCGCAGAAGAGAGGGCCCCACGGGAGTGGGCCCTGTTCTCAACGCTGTCCACCAACAGACCGATTACCAGTAAGCTGATATCCACAGGGCATGAGACAGACGCGCAGCTCGCGCGTCTACTGGAGCTCCGGGTCAACAAGTCACCGTTGTTTGGCGACGGCACAGACTTCGGTCGTAAGATACACCGCCTGTTCACTGAGAACTACGGGTGGGCGGGGCGCATGTTCCTACACAAGATCATGGAGATTGGCGATCAGGGCCTGCGGGCTATGATCGCGAACGCACTGGACGAGTTCGAGTCGCGGTATGGTGTGAAGTTCGACGGCGTCGAGCGGTACTGGGAAATTGCTGTCGTCCTGACAGAGCTGTGCCTGCGGCTGGCCCATGAGTGGGGCATCATCGACTTCGATTCCGTCGAGTGCACCAACTGGGTAATCATGCAGCTGGACTCCATGCGTGAAGCTGTGCAGGACAACGCACTGGACCACTTCGACCTGCTTTCGGAGTATGTCAACGAGCACCTACGTGAGACGGTTGTCGTGTGCCACGAGCCGGGTAAGGGGCCGCAGCCTATATACGACACGCTGCCGAAGGGCGCGATTCGGGTACGCGTTGACGGCCAACGGGCGCACGGCTCAACTGACTTTATCGGTGGCGTTATGCTGTTGGAGCGTTCGAACTTCCGCAAGTGGTTTGCCGAGAAGGGCGGGAACCCACGGGAGTTTACTGAGCAGCTGGTTACGGATGGGGCCGACGCAACACCGAGGTCAAAGAAGGCGTCGCTCGCTAAGAACACGCCGCTCTCCGTGCCGCAGTGCTACGTCATCGGTATCAACCTGAGTCACCCGCGTATGAGCTCAATCCTCGAAGGGTTACAGCACGCACACGAGGACGCCGTGTTTACTAAGTTAATGCAGAGTGACACCTAGTCACTCTGCAATGTAAGCGTCCACGATCCGCTGTGCTGTACTCCTTGAGGCCAGCGGCGTGGTCTTCAGAAACCGCTCGCTGGCGCCTATACGTTGTGACCGTAAGGCACTACTGACGCGTTTGTTGAGCCCGACAACCTCCAGCCCTGTACCCTCAGCAGACGCGTTCCAGTCGCGGACCTCGGCGTACAGCGCCTGTACCTCGGCGTTGTCACCAGCCACTGTGGCAGCCACGATGCGGTCACGGTAGTACACGGACATAGACTTCTGGTACTCCACGATGAGCTTGGCTTCGCGCACAGCCCCGTACGCTGCAGACGCTGCGTTCGGCTGGAGGCCGAGGATACGCCCGAGACCTACGAGGGCGGTATAGTCTTCTGATACCACATACCCGCGTTTATCCACGACGGCCCCATGCTTTTCGAAGGCGTATGCGTCCGCCGCGGCGCGCAGGAACGATACCGGCGACTCTCGCAGTGTTGCCTCAAGGGAGAAGGCTTTTCCTCCGGGCAGAATGTCGGCCGCATTACCTGCGGTGCCCACCATCTGCTGTATCCACGACGCCATTGGCCCGCCAATTTCTATGAGCTCGCGCGACACATCGGCCCCAGCGAGGCCGATACCGGTGCCCGGTATGATGTCCCCAGCGGAGAAGCGGACACCGACGTCGAATGGTATGACGCGGTTGAGCGCGCCGCTTACGAGTATCTCCCCTAAGCCGGGCACAAGCTCGTCACCGCTGCGGCGAATAGAGTCCCGGATGCTGGGCATAGGTATACCAAACTTCTGCGCGAGGGTGTTGACGAGGTCCTCGATGTCTTCGGCGTAGGGCACACCACGCAAACCGCTGAGCAGTAGCAGTGACCCTAACAATGCCGCTTGCCCCGCCGGCGGTAGGTTGGCTACGAGCGCTGCGGTGTTCACCGTGAACATCTTGAACATGAACGTAAACTGCAGCACCCCGCCCCGGAACAATGCAGGTCGGTTTACAGAGGTGTAGTCCCCTAGCGTGGTGGACACGATCTCCACAGAGAACTTTGCCGCCGCCTCTGCGGCTTCCGCTCGCGATTTACCAGCCGCCAGCTGCCGCTGGAACATAAGCTCGAAGCTCGCTAAGCCTGTGGCCCTGCGGCCCACTTGTTCTGTCCAGTTGAACGGGGACATGTACGTCGTCAGAAACTTTTGCGCACCGCCGGATGTGGCGCGCCCACGGGCCGAGCCGATGAGCGAGTTGGTCTGTGCTGCTTGGAAGATACCGCTTTCAATACCAAGGGTTATGAAATCCCGCGTCTCGGACGCGATACCCATGTCTTTTAGCTGCGCGGCAGTAAGCCCCTTCCAATACTCGGCGGTGTCTTTCTGCCCGCCCAATCCGGCGGCCACCTTTGTCATGCGGGCGAGCTCTGTGGTTGCGCGTATGATCCCGAAGCCGCCCCCGAAACCCGTCTTATGATTCACTGTCCCTAGTGCGGCCGGTACGTTGGTGAACACACTGGCTACGTTTAGCGCACCAGACGCCGCCATAAAACCAAGGTAACTGACAGATGTCATCATCTGCAAAGCCGCGATGTGTTTGTTATTTGCGAGGTCGGTTTCCAGCACGCCCTTCTGCTGGTCTAGGAACGCCACTGCCGTGCGGGCTTCGTTGTAGAACTTGTTTGCGTTTGCAGGTGAGTCCTCGGTGACATACCACCGGTGGTACTGCTCAAACTTCTGGCGCGCCACGCTGATCGCGTCGTCGTTCGGGTTAGCCGCGGCCTTGAGCCGCTCGTACTCCGACTTGAGTGTGTCGTACTTCTGCTTGCTACCGAGCCATAGGTCCTTAGCGTCGCCCTTGATATCGAGCACATTCTCCAGTTCCACTCCGGTCTTGTTCCGTGCGACGGTGGATGCGCGCGACTCAATGTGCGCTGAGATCGCACTGGTCAAGTCGTTGGGTGCACCGGGTGTGAAGCCCGCTCTTAGTTGGCGCAGGATCGCGCGGTTACCACTGGTAGTTGACGCAGTAATAATCTGCTCCAGCTTCTGAGGTGTCAGTGAAATACCGAACCGGCGAATGAACCGCAGCGCGGCGTCGTGGCTGATTTCTGGGTCCGTGGTAGGTGCGTCGAGGACAGTGCCACTGCTTGCCGACAGCTTGCCCTTCTTCATCACGAGCTTGCCGCGGCCGTTGTCAGCCTCTGGGTCCCACACCTCTACGGTATGCTCAATGTCACCGAACAGGTCTGTGATCTCTGTGGCTGCGCGGTCAGCGTCTGACTGCTTTGCGAACTGCATGTACGGGGCTTGCTCACGGTAGCTCTCACCAAGTGCGAACTTAGTACCGCCCGCCGCGGTGAACACCACGCTCGTCTGGTACTCACCCGCACGCACGATAGGCACATATGCTGTCTGAATCGTACGGACAGCAGCCTTCTCAGCGTCTTGAGTCACAGTGAGCTGCTGTGCAATGAGCTGGACTTCACGTTGCACCACGCGCCGAGCTTCGGCGGCCGGTGAGCCTCCGTCTTTTGATGGCGGATTATACCGGGCACGAAGCCCGTCAATCATGTCTATGAGCTCTTGCCGCTCGCTCTCGGGGAACGCTACGACGCCGTTGTTGTCCGCGTTCGGAGTAAACAGCCCATAGATACGGTCACGGCCTGTGCCCAGCAGGGCGGCGTTGAACTGGATCAGGAACTTTTCTGCTCCAGCTGTGTCCCGAGTCGACGGGTCGATCTGCCCATCCTCAAAGGTGGTTAAGCCCGCGTCTTGTATTTCCACGTACCGACGAACTGCGCGGTCCATCAGGGCGCGGTCGTCATCTGTCATGGCGGCAGTCATCTGCTTCTCTAGTCGGCGGTATGAGTAGGATACCTCTTGGTCGTACTTGGTGAGGATACTCTCCAGTACGTCGCGCGCGGTGTACGCTACTGCGTCCAGCTCTTGGTTGAACGCACCCCATTCAAGGTCGGTGAACTCTTGCTTCACGTCGAGGTACGCTACACCTGTGTAGGTGTTGCTCTCAATCTGCGCCTTGTAGTCTCGCGTGATACGGTTCTTCGCTTTGTCCGTCGTGGCTGCTGCGACAGCGGCGTCGCGCTCAGCCGCAAGCTCAGCGCGCTTTGCGGCGGTCATCTGCAGGGGTGTGTCGTAAGGCACCCGCACGCCCTTGGCCCACTCCTCGCGGGGCAGTCTGTTCTCTTTGAGGAGCTTGTCGAACGTGGCTTCCACCGGGCGGAGCTTACCAGTCGCGGGCTCCCGCAAGAACAGCTTGGGCGTGTTGCGCGCGGTCAGTGGCTTAGAGTTGTACGACTTGAACATGCGGTTGGCTTTTAGCACGTACCCTGCCTTAGCCCTACCCTCCACGCTGATCCCGTTACCACCCATGCCAAGTCCAGCCAGTGCTTCGATTCGTGGGTTAAGCGCGATACCACGACGCTCTTGCATCTGTGTCATCATTGCGCGCGCGAAGTTGTGCCGATCCCGTAGGATATCGAATACCCTCTGGAACCCTTCGTTGCGCATGGCGCGAAAGATAGTCGGGGTGGCAATGTTGCGCTTAAGCGAATCCCATTTGTTGGCGAGGTCCTTAGGTGCGAAACCCAGTACCTCTGCCGCGCGCGTGAACTTGTCCTGTGCGTCTTGGATAGACGATGGCATGACGCGGCCCGGGTCATCCACCATGTGGCCCAGCGCGCGGATCGGTGCCTGCTCTGCAGCAGTACTAAAGCGCCCCACCCCAGCGGGGTCCGTACCGGCGTCGAGCTGGTGCATAGTAATAGCGACGCGGTCAGTGTCGAACACAGAGCCGCTCTCCCCAGTGCGCAGGTACCTACGGCTCTGGTTCATAAGGTAGCGCGCGACATCATCGTCGAACTTGAAGCCAATCTTGTTCAGAGCGTCTTTGGCTTTGGCCCACCACTGGCGTAGGATACTGATCTCCACGCGCGCGGCGAAGTCCGAGAGGTATTCCTCAACAGCTTCCGCACGTGGCATACCACGTGCCGCGACCATATCGTCGACGGCGATCTTCATGTAGGGCGCGCTGTCGGTGTAGAAGGAGTCCATGAGTGTGTTAAACTCGGACGCACCGAGCACGGACCGCAGTCCGAAGTGGCCTAGCACTTCGTGGGCGACGACAAACTCCAGCTGCTGGCGCGTGGCGACACGGTCGCTGAAGATAATAACGTGGTTGTCGAAGAAGTACCCCACAGCCGGTGCAGTATTGAAGTCACCCTGCGTGCGCGCTGCAGCAGCGCGTTTGTAGAGCGCAGGGTTGCGCGCCTTCAGGTCAGCTTGGTCTGCAAACACAGACAGCTCGGGCTTTACCGTAAACTTGTTGAGTATATTCCGGGCGAGCATCCGCTGCTTACCAGCAGGCAGAGGCGTTGCGCGCTTACCATTGCCAAGGACAGCATCGGCCAGTGACGCAAGTGAGAACGCACCACTGGGCTTTGTGTTGGGGGTGGTGTGGGCGATCTTCCCCATCTTTTTGTTTGGTGAATTGCTTACCGTAGCGTACCCGAGGACGTCTGCCTTAGGGTCGCTGTTACGCACGCGCGCGGCCAGCTCTCTAAACCGCGCCTCGAACGCCGACACGCTGTTGTCGGGTACGGCACCGGAGTTGAACATGGTGACCATGGCCTGTAGTTCTTTGGCCGCGAAGTCTGCGTCGGTCCGGTTACCTCCGAGGCTCCCGTGGTTGTTCGCGCGCTCTACATACGAGGCAAGTTCTTTGTACTGAGTGCCAGACAGATTAAGCTCAAGCGCATCCAGCGCGGCCGCTGCCACCTCTGGGTCAGAGTTCTGACTAAGCACGGTCAGTTCTACACCCGCGTCGAGCTCTGCCTGCGTAAGCAGGGTACGCTTCTTGCGCGCGTCGTTGAGGATTACATCCTCGGCGGTCTCCACAGCGCCCATTGCTATAGACCGGTCGAGCTCTGCGTCTGTCTGCTCCGCCGGTAGCTTTACTTTCTCTACTTTCTTTGGCTTCGCAGGCTTCGCCGGAGTTGGTGTTACTTCAGCTTCCCGAACAGGCGGTTGTTCTTGGGCGGTATCCTCTTGGGCGGCTTCTTGGGTAGCCTCTCTGGCAGTGGTTTGTCCTTCGGTGTCTCCGCTTCGAGCTTCTCCGCTAGCTTTGGGTCCTTTGCGTAGAGCGCTCTCTTTTGTGCCTTGCTTACGAATGGCATCAGGTTTTCCTCTCTTGAGGGTGGGCTTAGGAGTCGGTGATGCAGGCGGAGTTTTCACGCGCAGCGCCCAGCCGCCTGCAACTTCCACAGCCTCGAGGTCTTTAGGGGTGACCTGCTGGTCAGTCTCTTGAGTGATCTGCTCAGCAACGCGCTTGCGGTTGGCCGGTGCGTTGGCCTGTGCTTTGTTTCGGAATGGCGCACCGCCCTCTGCGCCGTATGTGTTAGCCGGTAGCGGTGGGCGTGCCCGCTCCATCCGCTGCCCGAGCGCGCGAAGGGTAGCGGACTGCCCTTGAAGGTCTTGCTGTGTGGCCTCAGTCGCACGGGCGGTAGCTACCTGCTGCTGCATAGCATTGATGTCGGCTTCACGCGTGGCGGTTACACCAGTGGCTACCAGTGGCTCTGCCTTGCTGACTTTACGCTTCGCAAGCCGCCCGAACAGGGCAGCGTCTGCGGTACCCGCGCGCACTGCCATAGCCCATTCACGCTGGGCCTTCTTGTTCAGACGTGGCAGCGCCGGAAGTACGTCCGGGTTGGGCTGACCAGCGCGTGTCTCCTCCCAGCCGCCGTAGGCTGCGTCGTATTCCCGAGGGGTAATCTCGCCAGTTGGCGCAGCCTCCACTGCGGTCTCGATAGGTGCTTCGACTGGCGGTGCTACCACAGGGGCTGGCTGCTGTGCGGCCTGCTGCGCTGCCTGCTGTCTTTGCTGCAGCTGCATAAGTTGTTGCTGCAACTGGTTGGGCGCAGTGATTGTAGGCGCTGCCGCCGAGGTCGGCGGGGTCGGCGGGGTCGGTGGGCCTTGCCGCGTAGCAGCAATATTGAAACCCTCAGCTACAGGACCTTCAAGGCCTAGACTTTGCGGGGTTGCGGGCGCAGGAGCCACGGGCGCAGGAGCCACGGGCGCAGGAGCCACGGGCGCAGGAGCCGCGGGCGGCGCGGGGGGCGTAATAATATCCGGGGCGGCGGCTGCACTACGGTCAGGCGCAGGTAGCATAGGCGCTGGAGGGGCCAGCAAACCCGTAGGCTGCGCTGCGGCAGCGGCGTCAGCGGCGTCAGTGGGGTAGATCGGTAGGCCAAGCGCGGCCTCAGGTGCCGGTAACGCACGCAAGGCGGGGTCGGTATCTGCAGGCGGCTCTTGCCGCCCCTGTAAGATATCAGTTGGTTTACCGGCGCGTAGGTTTACCACGCCACCGATACCGCCGCCGACGACTGCACCGGCTACACCGGCTTCGATAAGGCGGGCAAGATAGTCGTCTGAATAGTCCCCGCCGAACTGCTCACCCCCAGCCATGACAAGTGCTTCTTGCCCAGCTTCGGTAGCACCTTCCAGTGCCGCACCGGTTGCGGCACCAGTGGCTACGCGGCGGAAGACTCCGCCCGCAGCGTTCGAAAGCCCAAACAACCGCCCGGCGGCAATAGCTTCTGGGACCGTGGACAGTACGGCGTACGGGATACCGAGGGCCGCAGATATTGCGCGCGCATCCGTGTTCTCTGGGCCTGCGCCCTGCTGGCGAGTCTCGCTGTATATGTCTGAAACGCCCATGGCGTAGTTGTTGACCGCTGTCGCAGCAGCTGCGCCACCGATACCGGCCAGTAATTTCTTCTGTCCGGCCGAGGCTGCGCCACGGGCGTAGGCTTCCGCTGCCTCTTTGGCCGCAGTCTTGATCGCGCCTTTCGACAGCATAGCACCGAAACCGCCGAGGGCCGCACCGACAGGGTTGGCAGACGCAGCACCACCAGCGGCTGCACCGACGAGCGCGGTACCGACGCTCTCAAGAATGTTGGGGCCCTGCTGACCCAGCAAAGACACAGCATATTCAATCGCGCCGAGTTCACCGGAGCGAACGTCAGCGACTGAGGCTTGGAAGGGCGACAGCCGCTCGAGCTCTGTGCTGGCACGATTGACAACACCTGCGCCGGTCTCCTCAGCCCCAAGGAACTGCAGGCCTGCGCCGCCCAATGTCTTTAGGTTCTGTACCCCAATGTCAAAACTGCGCGCAAAACGCGTACCTAGCGTGGGGTCTTCGATACTCGCCAAGTACTGTTCAAACATACCGGTGCCTATCCGGGTCCACGTCCCCCCCGCGGGTGGCTGCGCAGGCTCTGTGTCCAAATATGGCCGGGACTGTACGGCAGAATTGTAATCCTCCGCGTCGAAAGCGTACCCGTTTACAGAGAACAGGTTGCGAGCTTGGTCAAAGTAGACCGCGGGCCCAGCCGGCGCCTGCGGGGCGCGCATCGTAGTGTAGTCAGGCGCAGGCTGGTTTACGACCTGCTCAAAAGCAACTTGCACATCCGCCATGGTCGCGCCCAGCGCGCCTAGCCCACTGGCTCGGGACGGGTCTCGTAGCGCGACACCAAAGGCATCTTGAGGGCCAAGCTCCATAGCCGCTGCGCGCGACTCTGGCAACATCAATCCGGCACGGTCTACCATGGGTTCACCTTATTTTATATCTATGCGCGTAGAAGTCGGACCCGGGACCGAGTCACCATTGGCCTTCGTAATCCGTCCGTCAGGGTTTACTAGGTACATCTCGTTGCCGTCCTTCTTGTACAACACAATCCCAGATTCTGTCTCCAGTACTACGAACTCATTTTGCCTAAGTAGTTCTAGCGCTGCGGCGTTCTCTCCTGTTTGTACCAGCTTGGCAACTTCTAGCATCATTGTATTTATTGCGTCCGCGTCCTTGCCGCGCCGTTCAATATCAGCCTCGAGCACAAGTTTATTGAGGTCCGCTTGCTGTGAGCGGTACGCGGCGTCCGTAACGGTTCGCACGTAGTCTTGGAGCTGGATGTATGTGAGTCCTTCTTCGAATACCTGCCCATTTACCAGCAGGTTGAATTTACCGTCAGCGCGCGGTTGGATTTGTACAGGCGAACCGGTTGCGTTGGACACCGCACTGGCGGCCATGGAGAAATCGCCCATTCCCATACGCGCGACTGCCTGCGCCCCTTGCAACGCCTGATGTACCGCGCGCAGCTCAAGACGCTTGAACCGCGTCGCCACCGCTTCTGCCCTATTACCGGTCGCTGCGTAATACTCCCCCAGCTGCGCGAGCAGGGCGTCTTGTTGCTCAAGCGCCTGCATCTCTTGGGTCATACGCGCAGGGCCCGCATTAGTAACTTGGCGGAGGTTAGGTAGCTGTGCCCCCGCTGGTGCGCTTAATATCTCGCCTGCGACATCACCACGGGTGGCTGGAAGGCCCGCAATGGCGGGAGCAGCGGGAGCGGCGGGAGCAGCGGGCGCAGCGGGAGCAGCGGGAGCAGCGGGAGCAGCAGGAGGAACAGTAAGCCCAGCGGCGGGAGCAGCGGGCGCAGCGGGAGCAGTGGGAGCAGCGGGAGCAGCGGGAGCATCGGGTTCGGATACGTCAATCGTAGTGCCGCCGGGTATGCGCACTTGTATAGGGGCAGTAGGTGTTTCTGCTGTGGCCGCATCGGGTGCCCCACGCGGCTGGGCAGCGACAAACGCAAGTGGGTCGGCCGCGGCTTGAGCTATTAGCGCAGGGTTGTCGCGCATATAGGACGCGTTCTTGCTATCTTGGAACCACTGCAA